CCATGAGTAACGTTTGGTACGGCTCCCTCAATAACAGGCTCGCAGAACGTTCCATCCAGCCTAAACCCGAAATCGGCATGGGCGTTACCCAGTGCTGCTACAGCGATAGGCACCCCTGGGAAATCATCGAGGTCAAGGACGAGAAGCACATCACAATCCGGCAGATGGGCTGCGAACGGATCGACAAGAACGGGATGAGCGATTGCCAGGAATACCGCTACTTCAGCAAGCCCGATGGCGGCGTCAAGCACCTGGTTCTTCGCAACGGACGCTGGCGCGACCGCATCGAGGAAGCGGTCTACGAGGAAGACCCCAACGGCGAATACGTCCGCCTTTTTGATGTCGAGAAAAAGCGCTACCGAAAGGTTGGCTACAAGGTTACAAACAAGCTCGGCTGCGACGGCTGGAGCCTCGGACGCTCCGAAGAATACTACGACTTCACTTTCTATGGGTACATCATGGACGGAATCAAGAAATTCATCGAGGGCAAGGATTACAAGTGCAGGATGATTTGCGACAGCGACATTGTCCTGAATTTCAGGGTTGTCAAGAGGACTGAGAAAACCGTGACACTTCTCGACCTTGAAACTGGAGAGACCAGCAGAAAGCGCCCGAACGTGTGGGACGGACAGGAAGTCTGTTTTCCACTAGGATATTACTCAATGTGTCCCATCCTGAGGGCTTAACCATAACACAAAAGGAGATGAAATAATGACTATTATCAACGAGACATTGATTGAACTGGCAAACGACAACAGCTTCTTCAACAGAGGCAACGGACTCGAAAGGGATGCCCAGGTCGCGACAAATTCCTTCCGCGAAAATTTTACAGACCTTGAAAAGCGCATCGGTGCCTTCAACGAAAGGCAGCGCGAAATCCTTGATGAACGCGAAGCCGGATGGCGCGAGCTGGTCGCGGAACAGTACAACGACATGGCAAATTTCGAGGCAAGCAACGTTCCATGGCACATTGCAGGACCCGCGAACTACAATTTCAACAGGTACAACAAGCGTCTGGACGCGGCCATGAACCGGTTCCAGGAAAAGGACGAAAAGAGGGAACGCTTCATCAAGAACACCTGCGACATGCTCATGAAGGCCATGACCACGGAAGAACAGGTGTCCTACTGGAGAAACGGTAAAAACGGATATGGCGAGGTCATCGCCACGGACGATCCGCTGGCTGTAGAAAAGATGGAAGCCCATCTTGAGTTCCTGAAAGGAGAACACGAGAAGCACGTCACATGGAACAAGTCCATCCGTAGGACAGGAGGCGCCCAGTTCTGCGAGGGCATGGGCGATGAACAAAAAAAAGAGGTTGAAGACTACATCAAGCAATTCCCGTACAAGGTCAACAAGTTTTTCTTCACGGACCAGGAACAGGCCAATATCCGAAACAAGGAAGCTCGCCTTGAACAGTTGAAGAAGTCCAGGCAGCTGGCAGCTGAACAGAAGGAAAACGGCAATAGCCCCGATTTGCAAAAGGAAGGGCTTCGGATGCAGATTAACTACGAGGCTGCACGTGTACAGCTCATTTTCGACGGAAAGCCAGACGAGGCCATCCGGGCCAAACTGAAGGCGAATGGATTCAGGTGGTCTCCACGGTTCGGAGCATGGCAGCGTCAGAACACCCCAAACGGAATCTACATCGCAAGGAAGTTCTTCGAGGAGTATGTAGCATGATTCACGAATTCAAGGTTGCCTACAGGCTCAGCGGTAGCCGCAGAAGGACGGTACTGGTGAATGCGGAAAGCGCTTCGGATGCACGTAACCGCATCATACACGCGATAAATGCGGCCCAGCAACGTAGCAACAGGTTCGTCAACCTGGACTATTGCGAGGTCTCGGAATGATTCTCGGCACCCTGCCCCCGGACTTTCATCATCTCCTTCATCCTCGGGCGGGGTGCCACTTTTTTTCAAAGGTATAACACCTTTGTCGGAAATAAACTATATTTTAATTAGGTATATTTATGGTCAGTTATAAAGGATTCAGCAAGGAACAGCGACTGAAGATGCACGAAATCTTCAAGGCGGAAATAGCGGCTGGCAGGGTTCCACCAGCGAACACGCTCCCCTGCTCGATTTGTGGGCAGGACAAGGGGATCCGGCACTACCATGCCGAGGACTACACGAACCCAGAACAGCATCAGAAAAGCGTCAAGGTTGTCTGCTGGCGATGCCACATGATGATACACAACCGGTTCAAGCACCCCCTTAGCGTCGCGCAGTATTTCTTGAACATCCACTTTCTGGGCAAACGGTACGCCCCGGTGTTCAGGCCGGACGACTGGAAAACACTCGAACAGCACTTCACGGAGGACTAGCTGTATGGCAAAGACTTATAATTTTTTCAGGTACTTCAAGGACGAGGAGCAAAATCCGTTCTACGGAAAGGACCAGGACAAGGCCATGCTTTGGGATTACGAACGCGGATATTCTTTCACTGGTGACGAGAAATTCCTTATCGAAGAGTATCACGGATACATCAAGCAATACCGAGAAAACGACGGTATTCCCGAAGGTTTCAAGGCGCTCCTTTTCAACCGTTACATGAAAGATGCTTATTCTGTATCCGAGTCAATTCCAAGTTTCAAAAAATTCTACGAAAAGTATTACGGCTGATTGTATAGCTGACCTACCAACTTGCAGTAGATTGTCTTACCATGGACTTCTACTACTTCCAGTTTAGAACCCCTTTGAAGAATCATTTCGCGCTCACCGCCGAATGATTCTTTATTTTTTCCGTTCCAGAGAACTCCGGTGTCAAAATCATGTTTATGGGCATCGTTGTAGTGAGTAAAAGGTTCGGCGTAAATTCCCTTGGCGCCTTTCGGAACGGCTATTTTCAACGTGTAAGTTTTGGTCAGCCCGTTGCCTTCCTTTACCGCAGTTGACAAAAAAGCTCCATCGATAAAGGTATCTCCTTTTTTCAGTGACGACAGGTTTATACCTGCAGAAGTCATAAAATCATCTGTTCCCCTAGACACAACTATGTCGCTCGGAATAACTGATTTTTCAATCGCATTTGTCATAATAGGCAAATCGTTTGTGTATTCTGACAAAGGCCTACCGCCATAATACGTTATTTTTCTTAAAGGTTCATTCAGATAGCTGTATGTCTGCGTGTATTTTGTGAGGACAGTTTTCTCTTCCTGCGAGTATTGCGCCCAAAGCTGTTCGGACAAAGGACGGAAGGCAGCATCGGCCCTATCGTCAGTGACTTTACGAAACTCCTGAATCAGCTTTTTCGCGTCCTTGTTCGACATATAGGTCAAGTCATTCGCAGAATTATTCATTGCTGGCTTCGGATCATACTGCTTGATTCGCGCCTGTTCCTTTTCTACCTTCTGTAGTTGTTTCAACAATTCAGTCTCGGTATACGCCGACTTGTTCGCTACCATGTTTTCAAGTTCACCTAGCCATTTCTTGAAATTAGGCCAGCGCTTGTGCGTAGATGCGTATGCCTTCAAGTCAGGCAAAACCTGTTCAATCGCTTCTACCTGAATATCCTTGTTCACTTCGACAAGCAATTTCATGTAGGCATCCTGGGCTACCTTCCAGCTTGGGTATTTCTTGTTGTTCTCGACCCAGTTTATTTCGAACTCCAACTTTTTCTTTCTCTGTTCCAGAGAAATGTTTTCAAAGTCCCATTTATTGAGTTTTCCTTCTACAGACTTTTCAATCGTGACGGCAGTCTGGTAGTCGAAATCCTTGGCCACCTGGAGTGGATTCTGGACGTACTTCATTGCCTTCAGTTCATTGACCTTCGACTTTATTTCGTTGGCGAGGTTGTTCATCTCGACGTACTGCTTTTTAGAGCCGCCCTTCATGAGTTCTTTCAGCTTGTCAAGTTCGACTCCGTTGATTCCTTCGGCTTCCTTGACAACCTCGTTCGTGAGCTTGCGGACTTCCAGGCGGTTGTTCAGACGCTTAATGATGTCTTCACGTTCGGCTTGCGTCCTGGCGGCGTGTCGTGCCTGGGCTTGTTGCAGTATCTCCGTTTTCCTGTTGGCGGCTTCGAGCTGTTCACGGGCTTGTTCGAGCTGCTGTGCGGTCTCTTCCAATATCTCCCTGGTTGTCTTGGGTTCTTCCGGCTTTTCTACAGAACCTTCCTTGACCTCGTACTTGCCGTTGATGTAGGGGTCCCACGCGACCATAGAACACCGGCACTGAAAGTCCATTCCTGGGTGCAGGTGCACCATTGCGCCGGTTCTTGGTTTTTCGATTGGGTGCATCGGATCGTTCGGATTTTCCTCGTAGTAGACATCGGGATTGCTCACTGAACAGATTACGTTGTTCATCTCCGCATGGCTAGAACGTTCGCGTCCGTCCATCGTGGTCATCCACACGTAGTATTCTACGCCTATTTCCTTGTACGTGGCTCGGTTTATTTCGCTGTTGAGCTTCGCCGTCTCGGTACGTGCTATCAGTTCTGCACGGTTCCTGTATTTTTCAGGCAACTGTTTCTTGACGGCCTTTTCGAGCTGGTTCTTGTTCCAGCCCTCGTTTTTCGCCTGTTGAACGATTTGGGCGATGTCATTCTTGGCATCGGTTTCAGCACTCTTGCACAAGAGCTGGAAGTTCGATTCCCAGTTGGTAAGGATTTCGGTTTTTGCTGAACCCGGATAGTAAGGCTTACCGATAATCATTTCCGACTGTTTCGCGAAGTTGTCTACTGCCTTCTTGTCGATAGCATGGGCGATTCTGTCAATTTCGCTCTTGAAGCCGTCCGAAAGATTCGGTTCAAGGTCCGAGAGTTCCTCGATGTCGTCACCCAGCTGCGTTCCGAGCATGGCCGCAGAAAGTGCCTCCTCGATAAAGCGCATGAACTCGTTCCTTGTCGCCCCCTGGAGTTCCCTTTCGGGAACATAGGGGTAGAACATGTTTGCGTTGAACACAGGGTGACGGCCCCGTTTCTTACCTACGGCGAGTTCAACGCCGTTCGCGAACCTTACCAAATCGTTCAGCATGGCTTCTTTTCTCCTACTTGGATTCTACGGACACTTCCCAGCTGTGGCCGTTCTCGAAAACGTTCTTGCGCACTTCGTCGGGGTAGAGCGTTCCCATGTTGTAGTAGATATTGAGGGTCTCTGCCTGGAGCTTGCGGGCTTCGAGAGTCTGTTTCAGCGTCATTTCGTCAACGGCGCCCCATTCAAATTCGGAGTAGTCCTTGTTCAGGTTCCTGCGCGAAAAGTCCTCGATGAGCCTGCACATCGGACGGTAGAGGTAATCGGCCCTCCAGGCATCAACCGTCTGGCACCACGCCTTGGTGTCGCCCTCGTTCGTCTGTGCGAGTCCGGTAGCACTCTGTCCGAAAAGGATGCTCACCGGAATACGGGACTTTGCCGCGACGATATTCATGCACTTCTGCCAAATTTCCGAAAGTCCTGCAAAATTGTGGCTCAGGATTTCGAAGCCGTCGTCCTTTCCTGCGAAAGCCGCCCTCAAGCTGTTCATGCAGAGTTTCACCAAAGACATCATCTTGTGGATGTCTGCCACACCGCAATCGGGTTTAGACATCATCAGGTTAAGTCCGCCCATCTTCATGAGCAGGGTTCCTGTTTCCTGCGCCATGTTGACAATGGCCCCGGAAACGGCAGCAAGTTCCTTCAGCGCCTGTTCAATCGGATAGAGCGCCGATACACCGAAGTAGCTTTCTCGCAAGCTATGGCCGTTGAGCACGTCCGGCAGTTCCACGCCGTGGAAAACGGTGCACCTGGAGGCATGGATTTCGACGTCGGTGCCGTCGATCTTGTTGCAGCGGAAAATTCTCGGTTCCTCTCCGTCAAAATCTTCCTTGCGCAAGTTCACACGCCCTGCGGAATACACGCGGTACCCCTTGACCTTGGCTCCAGCGGAAGGTTCCTCGCTGATAGTTTCTGAATTGTCACCCTCGTATTCAGTGACTACTACCGAGCCGCCAGTAAGGCGCATTTCCGAGCCGGCCCTCTTGACAGCCCGGAAAAATCCGAGCCTTGTAGCATCTCTCAGCACCTCGCCTTCGGTATCGTTCGTGACTGAAATATCCTTCATGAGCGCCGCCTCGGGAACTCCGTCAACGATAAAGGACGCGATGCCGTCCTGAACCTTCATTGAAGCGAGTTCCGTAAGGTTTGCAGGAATGTAGTGCTTAGCGCGGATATTCGCGCTCTTGTCCATGCCTGCCTTGCCGAGACCAGTAACCAGGTTCTCGTAGGATCCATCCATCATTGTAGTCGTTTTCTTTGCCATCGTCTATTCTCCTGTTAAAGAAAGTTTATCACGCTCTGCATACCGCCACCGTTCGACAGGTAAAGAAGCGCCTGTGTCGTGGAGTCCACACGGTCATCGTGCGGTGCTCCCGGAAACATCGTAAGTTCGTCAACATATTCCCGTACCCACGGATGCCTTTCGTCTTCTGCAGGAATAAGGACATTCCCAGCCTCGAAAAGAGGGCTCACCGCGAAAGCCCTGGCTTCCTTGGAGCCTTCGGGATTGAACGGAATCAGCCCCGAAATTTCCCTGTTCATTGACGAAATAATCGCCGGACCGTTGGCCTTGTCTTCCACGATTTTAGCCATGGCCTGCGGCCATTTTGCCGTAGTGCGCTGTAACGCCCTTATGCTGGACACGAAGTCCATCTTTTCTGCTATGCAGTCTAGCAGATAGTAATTAGCCCCAACCTTGCCCCAAACAGTTCCGGCCACGTTGTCGGCAGAATCGGAATTCTTGAAGGTGAAGTCCCAGCTCTGAATCACCACGTCGAAAACCTTCGGCATGATTTCGTAAGTGCGAATCCATTCGCGCTTGATTATGCCGCCTCCGACGGGCGTAGGGTGCTGCTGGTATAGCGAGTTCCAGTCATACGATCCGACGTTTACCTTGATGCGTTCGAGCATTTCCAGCGGGTACCTGGCCTCATGCAGGGCCTCGCCCTTCTTGCGGTGAAGTTCATCTTCCTCGGCTATAGCAGGATAGTTGATTACTTGCCACTGGTCGCCGCTCCCCTTCTTCATCGCATCGAGTAGACGTCCAACCAAATCGTCCTCGTGCCACCGAGTGAGGGTTACAAGCACGCCGCCACCTGGCGAAAGTCGCGTATAAGCGGTCGAAGTGTACCAGTCCCACACACGCTCGCGGATAGTGATTGAGTTTGCTTCCTGGCGATCCTTCAACGGGTCGTCGATGCTGAGGATGTCGCAGCCCATGCCGGTGATACCGCCACCTATACCGGTACTCCTGAAACTCCCTGAATGACCAGGTATTTCAAGAAGGTTCGTGGACCGTGAAAAACTGCTACCCCTGCCCGAAAGCGATGTCTTCGGGAAAATCAGATGGTAGTCTGAACTATCCATGATTCTCTGAACATCCTTGTTTATTCGCTTCGACAGGCTGTCGGAATAGCTTGCCGCGATAAAGGAAATATCCGGGTTTACCCCGAAACACCACGAAGGAAAATGCTTGCTCACCAGCTGGCTCTTGCCGTGACGAGGCGGCATCGTAAGAATCAATCTAGGCGACTTCTTTTCCATCACGTCTGCGAAGAAGTTCATCAGGCGACCGCAAATCTCGCGATGTACCCACCCTATGGAATAGGTAGGCATGGTCGGCGTGACGAACGCAAGAAGGTTCCTGCGCGAAAGCTGTATCATCTCACTAGTCGGCATCTTCGTACACCCCCAGCTCTATGGCCTGCCGCCTAATTTCTCCCAGCTTTTCGGGAGTAGGTATCGAGCCGTCCTCGTCAACAGTCACGTTTTCAGGAGCGTCAGCCATGCGTTCGAGCATCTTGCGCCTTGCTGCCGTGAATTTGGAGTTGTTCGTTTCCTCCGCCAAATCGAAAATGAAAGATGCAGCCTTGATGTTTCCGGAAAGTGCCATTCCACCCATCACGGCACAAATCGCGGCCCGCAGTTGCATCGGCTTACTTGTATCTATTCCGATGCTCTTGAGCGATTCCGATAACTTGCCTTGCGGAAGGAACTTTGCGGAAAGGACGGACCTCGCGATTTCGCGGGTCTCCCTGCTACGGAGCCTTGCCAGTCCCGAAGCCTTGCCGCCCTTGCGGCCGATGGAACGCATGTCCTGGCCTTCTACCATGGCATCCCTAGAAATTGTTAGGTTCCGACCACCACTTTGCGAAATCAGGCCAGTATATCGTTATACGGCCCTGCCGTCCTACTCGGCGTACCGGCATATTGCGGTTCTTTATCCAGTCATACACCGTGTCGGGATGAAAGCCGATTTTGTTGGCTATCTCCTTGACAGAGTAGTAGTCGAAATGAAGTGACATCTGTTCCTTGCTAGCCATGGCGAACCTTATTTATATTTATGACATGATGACCAAAACCGAAGAACTCGTAGAGAAATTCAAGGCTCTCGAAGACCTTGCGAAAAAGAAAATCCTTGTAGGTTGGATTGACGGCAACAACACCGCCCGTATCGCCTACGAAAATCTCCAGTCCAGAAAAAAGACCGGAAAGGCTACTCCTGCCATAAAGGCTCCAGCATCGAACGCACTCATAGCGCGAACCCTGAACTACGGACGGCAGGAAGGCACGACGGCAGAAGGTCGGCACTATCCTGAAATAGTGGCACGCCCTTTCATGAAGTATGCCGAAGAAAATTTCCGCAAGATTTACAAACGTATTCTTGCGAGGAACGTTCCGCTGGTGCTTGCCGGAAAAATGGATGTAGACACGCTTGCAAATGCCATAGGCACTTTTTACCGCGACGAAGTTACTAGAGCCATACGCGACAGCTCCAAGTACCCCGCCGTTTCCGAAAAGACGCTCAAGGCCCGTAGGCGGCACGGCAGCACGAGCGCAGTTCCACTTATCGATACACATCAGCTTGTAGACTCCGTTTCCTTCGAGGTACGTTAGCGCACGCCCCAGGCCTGCGAGTACTTCGTTTCCTCGTTGATTTTCTTTGCTGCGAAAACGTTTTCGAGCATGAGCAGGTCAACCTCGTCGCGGTTGGCCCCGATTTCCTTGCAGATGGTTTCTGGCGGCACTCCGTACTCGTTCACGAGTTTCTTGATGATGTCGCTCATCTTCAACGCGATGTGCGAACCTTTGGCACGGTTGATTCGGATCGTGAGAAGCATCCTTTCGGGTTCGCTCAGGTTCATCACCACTACTGGAACCTTGCCGTCGCTCATGGCCTTCACGTCCTTGTCAACCTTCGCGATTGTGGAACGGTGGAACCCGTCGATAATCACGAAGTCCTGGGTGACAAGAACCGGCTGAATCCAGCCGTTCCGCAGAAGGCTGAATTTCAGGAGTTCCATTTCCTTGGAGAACACTACGTTCGGGTTGTAGTCGTTCGCTGAAAGTTTTTCGACATCGACCCATTGAACGTTAGAAATAGGCATTTCTTCGATTTTCATTTGACAGACCTCTTCACAAAGGTTATACCGTACTTGTTCGTCTTTCCCTTGACAAAACCTTTCGACAGATACATTCCCAAAGACATTGCAGTGCAGAAAGCCGTATCGCTTGCACGCCTGATACCTTCGGTGGCCTTTTCTCTTGCCACCCATAGTTTGGAGTACACCCCGCGTTTTCTGAATGCAGGGAGCACGCAATCGCTCTTTAAGCGAAGGCTCTGACCAACCATCTGCCACGCAACCATTCCGACAAGGCGACCGTCTTCAAAAGCGCCGATATACTGGCAGTTAGGATAGAACTTGAAATCGATGCTCTCCTTTTCAAGACTCTTCAGTTCCAATGCCTTTTTGTAATCAATCCGTTCTATGTTCATACGGGAGCCTCCAGTCCTTCGAACTCGAAATCCAGGCTGCTGGGCTTGGACTTCGGCAGAATGTTGCGCTTGAAGGCTCCGTTCACAACCTGTTCGAACACGTATCTCACCGGATAGGCACCAAGGTTCTTTCCGTCACCGGCATTCCTTCTTGATGTCTCTACCGTCTTCACACGCTTTATTGCAAGTTCGCGCTCAACGCCTTGAAGATTGTCGTCGATATAGCGGTAGATTCCTCTGAACGAATGCTCGTATTTCTCGTAAACCGTATCCTTGGAACCGCCCTTGAATTCTTTCCAGTAACGGGCCTGCAGAATGAATTCCGGAAAAAGGTCAACCAGCTGCTGGTAGTATGTAGGATAGAGCGTCCTTATCTTGTCGAAGTGTTTTGCACTCTCGGCATGGAAGGGAGTAGAAACACGTAGTTCCATGGAGTTTAATGTCTCTGCATCGTAGATGTCGCAGTACTTCAAGCCCTTCTTGTAAAAGTAGAGGAATATGTCCTGCTCGTTCCAGTCATAAATCGGCTTGCAGTTCTTGATCCGAGGTTCCTTCGTGCCGCAGATGTAGTTCTCGTTGCGCTTGTTTACGCACGACTGAAGGCGCACCAGCGATTCGTCCGCACGGATTCCGTTCACGATGGCGACTCTGCCCTTCTCGTTCTTGCATACGAAGGCGTCCGTCGTGTATTGGTCGAACTCCCGGTATTCATTGTCTGGAATGCGGATAGCGTATTCAGGCGGTTGCCTGAGCCATTTCCTGTTTCGGTCCCATTGCACGTACTTTTCCGTCTTTCCCAGCACGAACTTCTGCGACACCAGCGGTATCGCATAGTAACGGAAATCAAACTTGCCGCTTTCGTAGATTCCCTGCACGAAACTCACAACGCTGTCGGATATCACTTCCTCGTCGCGGAAGAAAACCTTTACTTTATCCGTAATTCCCAGTTCGTCGTAGACTTCCTGTACCAGGTTGAGCGTCGCCCAGGAATCCTTGCCGCCGGAAAAAGCCACAAGCACGTTGTCGAACGTGGCGATTATGTGCCGTATGCGTTTCTTGGCCTCGGTGTACACGTCGGAGTCAAGTTTAATTCTGTGGCGCATTGCCATGGCTACCCCTCCTTCATCCACTCCCGGACAGCGCACAGGATGCGTTCGGCTACGGTTTCCTTTTCGGGGAACCTCTTCTTGGTGGCCGCGATGAACCTGTACCACTCGGACTGCTCGTCCTCGTCGTTGAAGGCTATCTCGTAAGTGATGTTGTAATTGTCGTCCTCGACCAGAGGTCCGCCCTCGCCTTCTCCAGCATCTGAATCCTGCTCGGTGGAAAAGTCGGCAGAGAATGCGTTGAACCCGTAGTCGGAAAAGTCGAACTGGTCGGAAAGTTCCGCAAGTTCGGAATTGAGCTTTCCGAAGTCCCATGCCGCAATCTCGGCCACCTTGTTGTCGGCAAGACGGTAGGCCTTGATTTGCTTGTCGGAAAGTTCGCTAGCCACGACGCACGGCACCGTTTCAAGTCCTAGTCTTTTCGCGGCCTCGTATCTGGTATGACCTGCGGCTATGACCCCGTTGCGGTCAATTACGATAGGCACCTGGAATCCGAACTCCCTGATGCTGTTCGCGACTTTGTCAACGGCATCGGTGTTGATACGCGGATTGTTCTCGTATGGGCGCAACTCGCCCAACGGTTTCTCGATAATTTGCATGATGTCTCTCCAGTATTTTCTAAAAATAAACATTTGTTAAGCATTACTCAACAAATGTTTTTTTCTCACCACCTTTAATTTGACACGGAAAGAAAATTTATCTATTTTAATTAGGTAATAACAGGAGATAAACTTATGGCCGCACATTGTCCTTATTGCCAGCACGAATTATCTGATAGCGAAGTTCGTTCAATACACAGTCAAATGACAGGAAGTCGCTCAACACCAACCTCCGCCGAGAACGGCCGCAAGTACGGCGGCAGGCCGAAGGGGGCAAAGAACCGCGCCCCTCGTGCAGACAAGGGCCTCAAAAGGGGGCCGCGTTCGAAGCCCATGCAGTAGTTTTTTCGTTTCCCCACGATAAAAAAGCCTCCGGTATCACACTACCGGGGGCTGTTCTTATTAAATAATCAAGCCTCTAGAACTTGAAAAAAGCAGCAGGATCAGTACCGAACACTTCGCCCAACTTCACCGCCATCTTCCTTGAAACCGGGCGCCTGTTGTTTTCCATGTCAGAAACTACCGTGACCGCAACACCCAGCTTTTCCGCAAGTTCCGCCTGGGTCATTCCGCGAAGGTCCCTATCAAGGTATATCGCTTCACCAGGTGAAGTCATTTCCCTGGCCTCCACAAGCTCGGGAATGTCCTCGGGCGCATAGGTTTCCGGTTCAATTTCAACGCCACCGAAATTCTCCTTGAGAAAGTCAAGAAGTTTTTCGGGAATGACTTTTGCCGACACCCTAATACGGGGCTTTCTCACGACTGCCAACATAGTAAACCTCGATTGTTAATGTTCCGTTTTCGTTTCTCCAGCAAGCCACCCAGCTATAGGATAGGTGGCAGTGATACGTGTCTTTTCCTAGCTTAGAAAAATTCCTGAATGAAGGCTGCATAGGACCCGTCGTTTTCAGAGAATCAATAAGTCGGTTTAGCTTTTTCCTATCGACCATAGGTAGGTTTTCAATGGATTTTTTCGCTGCCTTGGATAAAGTCACTTCGTACATATCCATAATATACACTTTTTTTGTGTATATGTCAATACCTAATTAAAAAAAACAAAAAAGGTGACGCGGATTTCTCCACGCCACCCCGGGTCTTCGCGGAACCTTGGTTTAGGCCTTGGTCGCGTTCACGGACGTAGCCTTGGCGGCACTTCCGTTACCGTTTCCTTCACCTGGCCGTCGGCGTACTTTTCCGCCTTGAGCTGGGCGATTTCGTTGTCCTTCTGCGAAAGCTGGTACACGGGGCTTGCTGCGGGATTCTAGTTCCCGAACAGGCCTCCGAGACCGTTTCCGTTGAGAAGTCCAGTAGCAGCGGCAAGTGCCACGCTACCGAAGGTAGTGCCGAGGACACCCGTCACCGGGGCCTTTTCGTTGTTGTCATTGTATGTAGCCATCTTATCATCTCCTTTCAGCTGGCTTGTTAAATGCCTTCCGGGATTTTCCCGGTCGGCTCTCTAAACTTATTGCGGCTCATAAATCGCGAGCCTGTTCTCGTTCCTGCAGAGCATCGTGACCATGGTCTCGGCGTTCGCGCTCTCGAACACGGCGGGTTCCACGCCCGGCTTGTAAGCCTCGCTGTTGTGGCTCATGCCGACAAGGATGCAACCGGCGGAATCCTCCCAGGTGTTGCCGCGATGGATACGGATTCCACGGCTCGCCTTGACTGTCGCATTGTACACCAGCGGAAGCTCCCGCTTGAACTTCGTTGACTTGGAGTTCTGTACGTTGTAGCAGCCCGTAGGGATGGCCTTGGCGGCGTTCTCCAGCGTGTAGCAGACGAACGCACCGTTCAGGTAAAGCGACCCCAGGATTGACTTTTCCGTGCGGATTTGGCGGACGAGCACCATCATACGCAAGTCTCCATCCTTACAAGCCCACGTACACCGTAGGAATCGTTACCCCAGTGAAGGCGGCAACCAGCGAAAAGGCCAACCATAAAATCGGCGGTCGATGCCTTGAACCTCGACACCCCGGCTTCCCGCAGGATTCCACGGAATATGTCGTCGCACTCCGAGCGGGTGAAGATTCCGTATGCGCCCACGGAGGCGTATAGCCAGTCGTGCACGGCCCCGGCGAGGTTGTACAGCTCGTTGACGTCGTCCCAGTCGGGCATGAACCAGCGAAGCGGCCTGGGAACAGAAAGCCCGTCGCAACGGAACCCGGAACCGCCCGGCTCGCTGTCGCGTCCACGGAAACGGAACGCCGCCGCAAATTCCACGCCGTCCTTTACAAGTTGCAGGTGCAGGGTGTCGCTCCACATCAGAACGCGGGAGCCGTCCTTGTCCCTGTGCCACACGAACGGCCTGTCAACCCAGGCTTTCTTTACCGTCACTGCCATAATCGCACCTCCCTACTTTTTCGGTTTCATGGGCCATTCCATGATGATTACGCCGACAATCAGAATCAAAAGCATAAGCCACACTGTCACTTCCTCCCGGCCCGGACTTCGCCTATGAGCTGGTTAAGAAGTTCATTGTTGCGGTCTATCTTCTGGTCAAGCGTTCGGAATGCGGCATCCCCGTCATCGAGACGCTTGTCGTTCTGCTGCATCCTTGTCTCCAATACCGCCATCCGCTCGTCCAGCCCCTTCTTTGCGGAATCCGCCTTGCGGTCGGAATGCAGCGACTTTATCACCGCTCCGAGTGCCGCCGCAAGAGCACCGAGGTCGATTCCTGTTATATCCATAGCCTCCTCCTTTCCTTGCTATACGTAGTCACCGCCGACAGGATAAACCTTGCCGTCAACCTTTACGACCTGTATGGCAGTGTATCCGGGCACCTGGAATAAGGTCTTTGCAAAAATGTTGTCGTTGAACTGCAAGGCAGTTCCCGTCTTGTTAACGATTAACGCTACTGTGCCGTCACTCAAACTTGAGAGGGATGAGGTAATGCTCGACTCGTCGCCTGAGGTAGAAGCCGTGTATATTGAACCGGTACCGAACTTGACGTGACCGCCTACTTCAAGGTTGCCGTTCGAAGTCTTGATGTCGCCGCTGTTAGATTCAAAGCCGCCGTCGGCCGTAACCGTTCCTGTCGCAATGACGTCATCGGCGGACAAGTCGCCCGTAATGTTGGCATCACCTGTGACACCGATGTCACCGCCAACGGTGACATCGCCAGTTACGCCAAGGTTGCCATCGATAGAGCCGTTACCGGAAATATCCAATGTCACGCCCTCGAGGACGTTGGCAGAGATGCTGTAGAAGCTGTTAATGAAGGGTCCGTTGCTGCCGTAACCGATATTGCCGCCTCTCTGCGCATTGCTCTTGATGGTCACTGAATTGAATTCAGCACTGTCGGCGATAACGAAATGCAGGCCTTCAATCACGGGGCCGACATTCTGCCTATCCTCCCAATAGGCGCCGCCGATGGTCAACTTGTGGAGGGTCATCTCGTTAGAGCCGCCAGCCATGATGTAGGCGACAAGCGCGGACAGTTGCAGTTTCCTGTCACGGTTGCTTCCTGTTCCCTGGACTAGGTAGAAAAGGTCGTTGCCCGATAGCGTGTCCGCATAGTCTTTTTCAAGAAGTGTAGTTATGTTCTGCGCCATTGTTATTCCTCCGTATTGTCCGCCTCATCAAGGGATTTGACAAGCCTGTCCGCAATAGCCTTTTGGGCATCGTCGAGTTTTTCGTAGATAACACCCTGGATGTACCTTGCCGCACTGTCGAACATGCCTACCGAAATAAACGTAAGGACTCCGGCGTTCGTAATCCACAACGTCGCGTCCTCGCCTTCCATGTCGTCGAGAAAATCGTCGATTATGTGCGGTGCGACATGCCGGTTCCATTCACGGCCGGACTTGTACATACCGCTTGAAAAAATCCTTTGCGAACGTTCGTCCGTCTGTTTTGCCAAATAATTTTTTCCGTAATTCATTTTAAGCCCCCTGCGATACGCTTACATTCGAAATTGCCGCGAAGAACCTGTAAAGGGATTCACCCTGCGGAGCCATCGTAGCGAAAGTCGTCTTGATTTCTGCCGGATCACTGCGGTCTGTCATGCTCAGGTTGTCCGTATACCACCCCAATTTCGGTGTAGTGTTCAGGTTTTCCGAATAGGTGTTTCCGATGAACTTGACTGAGTTCGCATTGGTCAAAATCACAAGGAAGTAGAGCTTGCTTGAAGACAGTTTCGCATTATCCTTGCACTGCGTAATCGAAGCGGCATGAAGTCCAGTAGTGGAGACTTGCGAAGCCACGTTGTCCGTATTCGCGACCCAGTTGATAGTATTTGTTGCCAAGTCATACTCGTACAGGCAAAGGTAAAGGTAGTCACAGTTCCCGGTCTGATTAGTTGCATAGAAAATCTTAGAATCGGTCGTATTGATTTCCTGGTCCATGTTCGGAGAGAACAGCGTCCCCTTGGCGAAAATAGAACCGTTTCCTTGAATCGTATTTCCACCCTGAACAGATCCGAGGTCCAAAGTGTAGATTATCTTGGAGTGCAGCGTTTCAACGGCTTCCTCGACCTCTTCCGTCACCACGCCCTGGATTTCTTCAATATCAAGTGCGACAACCTTCACGCCGCCGTCGTCTTCAAATTCAAGACCTGTTCCCAGCTTTACGGAAATTTCACCGTTAGTGATATCGATTCCGTCGCCAGCTTCATATTCGCTAGAGTCCGATAAAGTCCACGTGTAAGCACCATTTATTTTTTTTAGGAATAGGTTGTTCGTCTTGGAAGAGAACCTGTAGACCTCATTTTTCATGTATCCATAAAGAAAGAACTTATCGACATAATTTGCAGGATTCCGATATTCAATGGTGACGTATCTTCCGTCATTCACGGCACTTACAACATCGTCGGAATCCGGCCATTCTATTTGCTGGGTTTGGGAATCGAAGGTCGCCACCAATACAATAGTATTGTCCGATATGTCACTCGCCGGAACCTTGTACGTCTTGTCGTTTTCAACGGCCATAGGAATGTACGCACCTGCGGTCTTCATCGCCGCAAGCGTACTGGTATCGAGTTCTGAAATTTTCTTTTCTGCCATAACAACCTCTATTCTGTAACGAGATTTTCTCCAGTTTCGGTAAGAATGGATTCGCCCTCTTCGGTAACAAGCTGATAACTTTCGCCGACATGGCTGTCTTCGGCCACCATCAGGAACAGCTTGCCGTTTGCATCCGCCAGAAGCGAGCCGTCACCCATTTCAACGGCCGCACCGGGCAACCCCAGCACCCCTGCAGGGGCCAGCCTCTTAACCGTACTACGTAACAGCTGCCTTCCGTTCGGAGTGTACACGAAAAATGTCAGCGGAACTTCGTCCATGTACTGCGGTGCAGGATCGCCCGACTTGTCGATTGCATTGGAAATAAGGTAATCAATCGTACCTGCGTTGTTCACTTTCGCATATTCAAGAATCCGCGAACGGAACGACTCGTCGGATTCCCCCGGATTGCGTTCGAGGCCGACTATTTTTCCCAACAAGTCAAGCCATTCGCCAGAGGCATTTTCAACGCTGGCAACGCCCTGTAACGAAACGGCGGCATCCTCGATGTACTGGACACAATTTTCAACGACGGCCCTGATTATGCCGAGAAGGTTGTGGCTTTCCCGGTACTCCTCAAGGACCAGCTCCCTGATTTCGTTCCAAAGTTCCTTGCGCACGACCATTCTACACCTTCGTCACGGTGATGTTCTCTTCCGGTATCACTGCATAGGTGTCTGCGGAAACAGGAACCCTGCTCGAAGTCCAGCCGGTTGAACCATTCGCGGAGACTTCGACCGTTACCGTATCGATCCCAGGTACTTCGTACACGGCCTGCACAACCCTTTGCGGAATGATGTCCTGCCCTGGCCTGTATTCGGTAAGCGCCCATTCGGCGACACTTGCCGCTACCTTTGAAGCAAAATCGTCAGGAAGGACTTCTTCTTCGTACTCGGTAATCGTAATCCGCATGAAGTATGCGTCTGAGCCTTCTATCCTGTTGAACTTCATAATGTGCGGAAGGCCTACCATGTCCTCGGCTGTTCCTGAAGACGAACCGTAAGTGGGAACACCGGCGGCCTTGCAGTCGAAAATTGCCTGGGCGATTTCGTTGTCCGTCTTGGTGACGCTTTCTGGAATGTAGACGGCTATATGGTGCCCGGGTATTCCGTCGCCGTCCGTTTCAGGCTCGTCATTCACCTTCATCGTAACCGACGAACCCAGTTCCTTCCTAAGGTATGTCAGCATCGCGTCGTATGTTGCAAACCCGGTCGTATCGCTTGAAACAAGCCGTCCTCGATAGCTGTCATCGTCTTCCCCGCTGTTTCGAGGAATCCCCATGAGTGCGCCCAGGTTGTCAAGGAATACGCCGTACGAGCTGTCAAGGTCAAGCGCGGACGCAGCCCCCTGTATAGCCTCGGCGGCCTCGCTGTAGGCGTAGGCGAAAAGGTCTATGAGCTGGCCGTCTGGAGAACTGGGCGTCGTGTCGAGTTCATCACCGAAAAGCCCCTTGAACTTCGCTTCCAGTTCATTACGGATTTCGCGGTAGCTCTTGACCGAAATTCCACTTGCAGAAACACTAATCGCCGTAGCCATCAAAATTCTCCTGTTGCGACAGAGCCGTCATTTGCCTGCACCTTGAAAGAACCGGTCAGGTTCCTCTTGCCTTCCTTGACATCAAGAGTCAACTGCAAGACCTTCTTCACTGTCGGCAGTTCGGAAAGTTTCTCACGTATAATCTTCGTGGCGACATCGAGATGCTGTACCGGCAAGCCCAAAATCCTATTGAACCACGGAACGCCATGAGTGTAGTCAACGAACGACTCGCCCTCCTCGCAACGCAAAAGGCAAAGTCCAGCCTGTTGAGCACGTAAACGGTGGACTTCTGCGGTGTCCTTCTTGAGCCTCGCAATCGAGGCGCCGTCACGGTATATGTCATGTGCGTTGTCAAGGCGTAATTCGTTCATAATTCCAAAAATACTCCCTTATGCCGACAAAGAAAATCAATACCGAAACACGCTTAAATACACCTAAAATCACTCGGCGGAAACAGAAATTTGGCCGGCAGACTGTACCGTAGCCGTTATAGTGAACGTCTGCGTATCGCCGCTAGGATTTGTCGCTGACACTTCGAACTCCGCAGAATCACCTTCAAGCAATACGTTCCTGCCGTCAACCTTGACAAATTCTGCGGAACTTTCGAAACTGGCCACTACGGTACCGCCACCGGCATAGGCCCCGACAGTCCACGCAGTTGCTGTCAAGGTCGTTCCGTCAACATACACTCCTTTGCCGTCGGCCTTTACCGTCTGCGAAGCCGCTCCAGGTTGCGCAGTGACAACGGCAGCACCCATCGGAGTTTCGCCCATCTTCGCCGTGTATGTCAGCACCATCCCTTCAACGGCTACGTATTTCATCGTCTATTCCCCGGAAGGTGCGGCAACCTCAAGATGCCCGTTTACAAGCACCGTGCCGTCGTTTTTCATCTCGATGCTACCCTTGCCCACCACCTTCACGGAATCGCGCCCGAGCGTCACGGAAACCGCCTTCGAGCCGCCCCTGGTAAGCGGTATTGCCATAAGGTCGTTGATGTCGTTTCCCGAGAACGACAGCGGACTTGTCGGGCCTCCGTCTTCTCCCGCTTCCACCCATGCCCGCAAATCGCGGCTCGATGCCACGCAGAGAACTGGGTCGCCAGCCTTGATTTCGAATTTCACCACTGCCGCCGAAGTTCCCGGCCATAGCACTGGGACCCCCTCGACCGGGAGCGGTTCATCGTCTTCCCCGTCGGGTTCCATCTGCATGTTCTTCAGCACGTTCCTTATGGACGGTGTGACATCCACGGTGCCGTCGTCGTTGACGTTCTTCACGACTCCAGGAAAGGCTGTCTCGAAGCCTTCCATGTAGTTGTCCAGCACCTGCCTAATCAGTTTCACGAACTGGTTCATTTCGCCTCCGTCCTGTAAGGTGCCTCCTGGGCGTCGAAGGTCACGGTGAAGTCCCCGCCTGTATTCCCGCCGCTGTACCGGCATTCAGTCACCACGTAGCGACCCTTTACGGCAAGCGCATTGTCGTATTCGGTGCCGTCCGTTGAATCCACCTGCACGAAACAGTTCGGCACTATCGCCGGGTTCATCAGGCTCCTGCACCTGATTTTCTTCGTTCGGTCGATTTCCTTGCTGGGCCGTTTCTTCGGTTCTACCTTCTGGTCGCTACCTGAAAAGAAGTAGTACACCGGATCGTCGCCGAAGTTTACCTTGTTCAGGCCCTCGTCACGGATCTCGTTGCATTCGAGCAGCCCCGTGTCGTGGGTCAGCACCACTTCTTCGAGGGCTATGGTGTTGTCGAGGCCGAACACGATAAGTTCATTATTGTCAAGATAGAGCTTGCATTTTTCCATCGGGAAAATCACGTGTTCCGAAAATGCCCGGATTACGTCGGTAAACGTTCCGGAACAACGGAACGGCCACGTGATGCCCTTGTCTATGAAGGACTTGTTCCCGGCCCTGAGCACAATCCCGGCATAGTCGCAAAGGTTCTGAAGGCATTCGCGGATTTTCTTTCCCTTGGAGAACGAAACGGCGCAGTTCAGACGGGCTAGCTGGTAGAACGCCCCGCGTGACTGTACACACGTAAGCACCACCTCGACATCCTTGCCTGCCCTCTTCGGGGCAACCATCGCAATTTGCCCGACAAAGATGTTCTTCACGTTGTGCTGGTCCTCGTAACCGGCCTGGAGAATTACGCTGTTGCCGTTGCGCATTACGGAGTTTATGGTGTCCGGTTTCGGGTTGTACACCGTAATCGTCGCCTCGTTGTCGTACCACTCTATGGAACGAGTCACCTCGAAGTCGATATCCAGTTCCGAAAGGTCGAGCGCATCGACGGACTTGTCCACAAGGTCGGTCCCCTCGATGTTGCCCTTCATGAAGTCGCCCACGTAGAGCTTTACAGAACGTCCGTAAGCCATCAGACAGCCTCCGCGTTCATCGAGAGGAGCGCTTCGACAAATTCATCCACCTCGGCCTTCGTGAGGTAAATCAATGAAAACTCCTTGCCCAGGTTGTCAAAACCGAGCGTGGCCTTGACTCCGGTCACGGACTGCACTATTACAAGGTCGCCATCGACCAGGCACTTGTTTTTTGAACTGAGCAACGGCGTATTGACCATGAAAGCCACGCCGTCATTCTTGCCGTCCACGCTCTCCAGGTCAGCATACCACCTCGAATCGCGCCCGTTCCAAAGAAGCCTTATGGACAGCGACACCCCGCCCACGTTGACGGATTCCGTCATGTAGGCTACGCCGTTCGTCTCTATCGGAATTTCTACCATGGTTCTACCCCTTCGGAGTTATGGTCTGCGGGTTCAGGCCGTCCTTGTAAATCATCGTGGAAGCCTTCTCCACCGCCGACACCTTGCCATTATTCTTCTTTTCGGACAACTTTCTCTGCGGTTCTGTCTCCTGCTTTGGCGGTGCCGGAGGGTTCCACGTAGCCTCCACCGTCTTCGTCTGCGTCCTCGCCGTTCGCACCTCACGGAGCTTCATCGTGAACTTGACACTTTCGCCGTCGTCTGGGCCACGGTCGAACGATACGCTCTCGATGACCATGCGCTCGTAGACTTCTAGGGCCGTCACCAGGCGGACCGTGTTCCTACGGCGTGCAATTTCCTTCAGCTTTTCAAGCCTTTCCCTTGACGTGTTCGTGACAGCCTGTTGGCCTTCCACGTTGATGATGTCGGGTTCCTCTACGATTTCGCCCTTGTCGTCCACATACGCCTGCGCACTCCCTATCGGATGGTTGGTGAACATGCCCGTGACGCTAACGGTACGGAGCCGCTCGGACACATGGTCCGAAATCGTCGAGCCGTTTTCCACGGCATGGTCAGATATGTCGAACTCAAGCTCGTGGCTTTCGTCCACGAGCAGGTCGAACGGAAGTTCTGACAGTCCGAAACTTTCATCCTGGAAAAAAAGCGACCCCTGCACGACGCTTGGCGACGGCTTTTCCTGGAAAAGGCTTGCAACCTGCTTTACGAATCCTATCATAATGCGAGCGCCTTTGCCCCTTCGGAGCGTGTAATCATGCTGAGGTTCGAGGTCAGGAGCATCCTGAGGTTTTCCTTGATGGCCTTGGCCATCAGGTCGGAATTTGCCTCGATGTTGTTAGTGTAGTTGATGTTCGTGATGTTGGTGTCGCCCTTCGTGAGCCCTGCCAGTTCCTTGTTCATCTGTTCTTGCAGGTTCATTTCCTGAGAGCCTTTTCCCGACGCACCCACTGCGTTCATCTTGGCAGTAGCCGAATCCGCCTTGGCTCTCCACGTCCGCTTGTCGAACTCGTACTTCATCCAGTCAATCTGCCCCTGGCTAAGACCGGCGAACATCATGCCCACCCTCGGATCGCGGACGTTGTTCAAGTCAATGCCGGACGGGATAGACGACATTTTTCCGCGTGCTACAGCGATTTCCTCGGAACTTAGACCCAGTTTCTTCTGAAATTCCTGCGCGGAGCTCACATGCCGCATCGCTTCGGAAAAATCCGCATAATGATGGTCACGGTCAATGCGCTTGCTTTCTTCGCCCAGGTATTCCTTGCCAGCCTTCGCCGCCTCTGCAATCTTCTCGATAGCCCAAACGGTCAATGCCATTAGACCGCCCTTGGCTATACCGGACATGGCCTTGCCCATCACCTTGACGGCGGCCCCCATTTCGAGGGCACTTGTCCTAGCCTGGAACATTGCAGGGCCGATCAGCTTCATCGCCGTTACGAATGCCATGATTTCAACCGGGGCCTTGGCGAAAAGGTTGATGGCATCCGTAAGCGCCTGGAACGTATTCGCGATTTCATTCTTTCTCGAAATCACTACTTCGATGAACCGCTTGATAAGGTTACCCAGCGAGTTGAAAAAATCCTTGATTAACGGAAGATTCTTGCGCACCTCCGCGGCCAGTTCTCCCAAAACAGGCAACAGCATCTTGCCTACATCCTCGCGGAGGTCGCCGATGTCATTCTTCAGCTGCAGGATTTTTCCTTCGTCGGTGCTGGCAAATTCTTCTGCGAGGCCCTTCCAGTCCTTGAGGGCATTCTCGAGGGCGGTTACTTTCAGGTCTTCAAGGCTTTTCCCCTCGTTTTCCTTGAGCCATTTCAGGAGTTCCTTGTCGTCGTTCGAGAGTTTCAGTTCACCTGTTTTCTTGTCACGGGCTACATTCCCTTTTTCCAGGTCTTCCTTTAGCTTCATCGCGGCAGAAATCTGTTCCAGCTCCGAAGTGTCGAAGCCCTTCCTGCGCATCGCCTCGTATGTGCCGTCGAAAGCCTTGCCCAATCCTGTAGCGAGATTAGTCATGGCCTCGGGCGACATTTCGGCCCCGCCGGTCATGCCCATCGAGTAATCGGCCAACAGGCCCATCATGCGCTTGAGCTGTTGCGAGTTCCTCACGTATGTCGAAAGTTCCGCCGCACCCGCAATCATCGCCTCATCGCCGATGGTAGTGCGTTTCTGCAATTCCGAGGCAGCATTCTTGATGTAGCCGGAGGCCTCGCCCATGCCGTTGTTCTTCAGCACTGTGTCGAGCATCAGTTCCTGGCGTTTCTGTGCCGAATACGCGGCAATGCTCCCCTTGCCGAAGCCGATGAGCTTGGAGATTCCCTGGAATCCCGCATAGGCGGCCACCGCCCCCTTGATGGCCCCGGTAAGCCCGCCGAAGCTCTTCGAGAGCCTGTCGGTTTCCTTGGCAGCATCCTTGCTGGCCTTGCCTATTTTCTCGGTCTCGGAAGCAGTCTTCCTCGCTTCGTTCCCGGCCTTCTTTATCCCCTTTTCAAGGTTCGCCGTCGGGTCCTTTCCGCTCCCGCCTTCACCGAAGGCGGCACGCATACGCTCTATGGCAGCGCGAAGGTCGCTGTCGTCCACCTTGAACTTGATAACCTGTACAAAAGAATTCTCGTCAGCCATTCGTCACCTTCCCTGCTGGTTTTCGCGCTGGTAGAACTCGCCCCAAGCGCTCTTGTAGTCGTTCTTCATCGATAGGAACGCCCCGAAACTCACCATCCGCTCGAAAGTCCACTCCCGCTCTATATCAGAAAGCGGAATATGCGCCTCTCCGACAATCCGCCAAATGAGCGCATACTCCGCCGCGCCGCCTTCCAGCGTTCCCACGTCTCCCAACGCCTCGATGTTCGACGAGTCGGTCGCGCTGAATGCGGCTACGATAGGGTTGGAGTAGTTCAGCCTCCACTCTGTTCCGTTTTCGGGGCCAGTGCGAAAGGGGTCAGCTTTTCCTCCTTCCATACTCGGATCAGAACGGTGTAGAGTCCGCCCATGTTCCCGGCAAAGTGTTCGGCAATCGCGTCCATGTCGGAAAGGGACACGTTCTTCTTGCCCGGAGTCACCACCGTGACACGGCCGAGCGTCGTTTCCACGAGCCAGCGGTACTCGCTGTCGCCCATGTCCGAAAGTGCGCCCGAAAGCATCGCGAATGCGGCCATGTCGTCGTCTCCGGTGAAGGCAGAAGCCATGCGCCCGACAAGACCGAGAACCTTGCGGTCAAGGTTTATCGCCGTGAACCCGGTATGCGGAAGGAGCTGGTATTCCTCGTCGCCGACCTTGAAGTTTATCGGGGTCATCCGCTATGCCCCCTCGAAAGCGGCTTCCGCCTTGACCCTCAGCACCACGGTACGCGGCTGTGCCTGGCGGCCCTTGGTGGCGTCGCCCATGCTCTCGATCCACGCCTGACCCATCAGCACGTATGCGCCGTTGAGGTCGGTAATGGCGAAGGGGAACGGGCCAGCGCCGGCCTTCTCGTCGGAAATGCGGAGCGTCTCGATTGCGTTGAGCTGCGGGCTTGTCTGCATCATCGGAAGGTTCACCGTGTAGAGGTTGCGCACCATGCGGGAGCGCTCGATTGCACCGTTGGAGCCTTCCACGACTTCAAATTCCGGCCCTTCCTTGGTGATGGTCGGGTCGCCGTTGAAGTCGGTCAGGGAGATGCCGTTCAGCGAAATGTTGACCTTGGTGTGGTCGTAGGTATTGAACATCGACATGGAAAATCCTCCTTAAAGAGTGACCTGCAGGGAAACCTGCACGACGGTGTGGATGGAGTTCATTCTTGCGTAGCGGCCAGTAATGAGCGGCAGGTTGCGCTTGCGGACATCCTCGGCGTAGTTCGCCACGAGGTAGCTGTAGGGCTTGTAGTCCACGCTCGCGGAACCTTCCATCACGTACTGGTGGACCGTGTCGGCGGCAGTGTTCAGCACGTTGAGCACGGCGGCGGCAACAGCCGCTATGCCTGCATCGTCGTAGTTCACGCCGTTGCCGTCGTTGCCTTCTCCCAGGAGCTGGTAGATGCGGCTCTGTGCGTTGAAACGGATCCAGTCGTCCTTTACGATCTGGTCGATGAACCTCTCGTTGCTTGAAGTCGTACCCATGAACAGGCGGGACTCGCCAGAAACCTTGGTGTAGATGTTGTAGCCGCCGTCGATACACTCGTTGTAGCTTTCCACACTGTAGGAATCCGGTGTAACGCCCTTGCACTTCTTGTGCGCGAAGGTGCCCTTGGCGGAATCGCTTGCGCAACGGAGGGCCACGATGGCCACGGGCAGGTATTCCCAGGAAATTTCGACGGTGGTGGTCTCGGTCCCGTCGGTGGTGACGCTCTTTGCTGCATGGTCGATCCATCCGGCGGGCTTCGTGGTCGAAGTCGTCACGGTGGTTTCCTTGGTTTCGGAATCGTACACGGTCGTGGTGACGGAGTTCATTTCTGTATGCAGGTAGAGGGCCACTCGGTCATAACCGGCATCAGCACGACCGTCAAGACCCGCCTTGTCGGCAGCCTTGATCTGGATGTGGGCGACCTTCTTCACGTCGGCAAGCCATTCGTGCCAAGACTTGATGTCGTTCAGAGAAACGGCGGTGTCGTCGGAAGCATAGACAATGTGGTAGAAGTCGAAATTCTCGGCAGCGGCCTGGACTGCGGCAAGTGCATCGCTACCCGCCGGAATGCAGACCACACGGGACGGCTGGGAGTCCTGGGCGAAGAATGCCTTGACCATCTGGTAAAGCTCGGAATCCTCGCCGAAGGCGTCCTTCGCCCCGCTCAGGGATGCAATTTCTTTTGCATCGGTGGAACCCGAAGCCCCGGTCTTTCCGACAAGGGCCATGGTGTTAACGTCCACCGTGGTGACGCTCGAAATGGCGTCCTGGATGGAAATCTTGACAATCTGGTCGATAATCTGAGCCATTGTCTATTCTCCTGTTAGTGTTAAAGGTTCGACGCTCTCGATTCTCGGAACGTCCTGTAAAATCTCGTCCGCGAAGTTCACACGCATCGTGAACCTCCACTGCCTTACTACAAACTCGCCGTCAAAGGTGTCTATCGGCAGGATGCTCGTAAAGTCCCACACGGCAAACCCGCCCTCAGCGACGGCACTGTCGCGGAAATCCTTGCGCTGGACCAGGTTTCGCACCATCCTGAGCGTCTCGCCGTCGCCCTCGACCTCGATGAATGCCACAGTAGCCACCTGCTCGAAAGCGAACCTCGCGTTGTCACCGGGCGGCGGCTGCATCTCGGAGCCGTGCTGTTCCACCTGCTCGACCCTCACCGCGATGTACTTGCCCACCGGGGCCGGTATGTTGGACGGGGCCTTTACAAAGGGGCAGTCCATGAGCTGGTGCTCGTTGAAGTAGTGGCAGATTGCGCCCTTGATGTCTTCCACGATGGAACTCACGCCACCCCCTGCAACGCTTCGGGAACCTGCGACGGCGGAACCAGGCACGCGATATACTTCCAGTGGTTTATCAGGTCATTCTGGTTCGGCAGCTCGTCTACAAGCTCATAAAGGTATTCGCCACACTTGACATAGCCAAGTCCCGAACCGTCCTCGGCGCGGAAATCGAGCCGTTCGGTGCTGTACACCTTGACCGTTCCCGTGTTGCGGCTCAATGCCACGGCTGGGACAGTTTCCTTGCCATTCAACGGCTGCACCGTACCGCGCACGGAGCGCACGGAGACTTCGCCATATACCGCATTGCCGTACGAATCGGTCGTGGGCTTCGGCATACTCAAGAAGCTAAAACGGCGATTGAACAGCGTCGCCACCGTCGAACCCTCCGCAGCAAGAAATTCCCGTCACTCCCGGCCTGTGGGAGTACTGCTCCAGAAGCGTCGCGAACTCCTGGCCATACGTCGATGCAGAAAGGTCGCCATTGCCGGATCCACCGCTCCCGTAACTTACGGACAGGTCGCCTTCGCGCTTGCTGGTGACGGCTCCTGCCGCTCCGTCGGCGGCCAGACCTTCGAGGAACGCCTTGTGCATGACCATGAGCGAGAGCGCATAGACGTAGGCCTTGTCGAAGTAGCACCGCGAGACGCGGTACCCTGCCGCCTCGATCCACGCTTCCAGCCGCGGGCTATCGGCCACTTCCGCCGTCAGGAAGGCAAGCAGCTTTTCACGTTCTGCATCGGTAAGGTTCATGGCGACTATTCTCCGTCTTCCTGTTCCTTCTTTTCCATTTCGGCCTTCTTGGCCTTGGCTTCCGCATCGATGGCATCCAGCTGCTTCTTGCGATTACCCGCGGCCTTCTTCACGTTCTCGTCCTTGGGCGCGGTCTTCGCGATTTCATCGACGATGGACTGGGTGTTGGCCTTCTGCACGGCCTTCACGGCGTTGTCGGATTCCTCGATGTCGCCGTTTTCGATGTACGCCCTGAACTGTGGGTATGCGTTGCCGTCGATTTCATCCACCACGTTGCTGCCGGGAAGCAGCATCGTCTTCCCGAACATGATACAACGCTTGGTGCCGTTGATGTAGATTTTCTTTGCCATAAAATTTTACTCCAGAAATTTTTGATTGATAAAAGAACCCCAGGATTTGGCGGGTTTTACCCCGCCTCGTTCCTGGAGAAACGAATTACAGGCCGTCGGCGTAGAGGATGCCCTTCGGGTTCTTGATGACCGTGCCGCCGATACGTGCATAGCAAGGCACCTTGTAATGCAGGGCATGGGGCTGGGCTTCCTTCTGGACGAACGGCTCGGGGAGCACGAACGAGAGGATGGAAGCGGACTTCTTGTAGAACACCGCGCGGTTCACTCCGTTTTCACCGGCACCGTCAAGCAGGCGGGATTCTTCCCAGTTCACGATTCCGAGTTCACGGAAGAGCGTCTTGAGGTACGCCAGGATGGTAGTGCCGTCGTACTGGCTCACGCGGGTTGTCGTCACGTGGCTGTAGGCGTCGTGCGGAAGGATGATGGTATCGAAGGTGATGGTGCCCTTGTTGAGCGTGTAGGCAGCATCGACAAGTGCGTTCACGTCCTTCACGATTTCGTCGAGGGTCTTGGTCTTCCAGGTGGTGGTAGTCGCTGCACCTGCGGCCACGTTTTCGACCGTCACGTTGGCATTGTTGAAGAGGCCCGTGACGCCCTGTTCGTCGTCACCGACGAGAAGAACGCGGTCGACCTTTTCGTCGATCTTGCGGCGTGCGGTTTCGGCACGGTCGCGGGAGACGTCGACTCCGGCAGTGAGCCACTGGAGCAACTCGAATTCCGAGTAGGAATAGGAATCGCCGAGGGTCTTGATGCCGATGGTTTCGAGTTTCATCAGGCGTTCGACCGGCGGAAGGTCGTCGGCGTAGTCGGAAATGAACTTCGCCATGCCCACTTCGGAAACGACCCTGTAGGCCCAGCTCATAATCCACGGGGCGATACCGCCCTGTGCCGGGATGAAGGTGGTGGCCTTCAGTGCTTCGCGTTCGAGGCCGTAGGTCTCGTTGGCGATGACACCGAAGAGCTGGAGAATGGTTGCTTGCTGTTTAGCGTTAAAAGCCATGGTTTACCTCCTTAAGCGATTTCGAGCTCAGCGAGCTGACCGTCTGCGGCGTTGGACTTGAACACGCCGCCAGTGATGGCGGTAGCCCCGCTGGAAGTCGCGGTAATGGCAAAGTTAGTGTCGTTGACATAGGCGGCCTGACCAGCGAGGACCTCGCCGAGGACGCGGACCCAGAGACGGCCCTTCTTGAGCACGTTCACCTGGTCGCCCTGACCGTAGCCTTCGCATCCGAGGCCGTCGAACTGTGTACGTGCGGCGATGCCGACGAAGTATGCGTCCGGATCGGGTACGGTTGCACCCTCTTCCGCACCTTCGGTTTCATCGGGAACGGTAGGCATTTCTGCCCACACCTTTCCCGGAACGCCCTTCTTGGCGAACAGCGCGAAGCCGCCGCCAGAATTCTTGGTTCCCTGGAGGAACCCGCTCTCGATGGAGTGCGGCACTAACGGGAAAATCAGTCCCGGAACGCCCACGGTTTCGTTAAAGTCTGCATTTTCGATAGACATGGTCATGCCTCCTTCTTGGTTTTGCCAAAGATGGCGTCGCACATGGCCTTATGCGCGGCTTCGTGGTCCGAGTCCTGCACGTTCGGCATGTGGCTAAAGTCGTTAGCCATCGGGTTCTTGTCGTTGCCATTGGTATCACCCACGGAATCAAGGTGAATCAGGGCGGAATCGTAGACCACGGCCACGTATTCGGCGCTCTTGTCCTTCAGGTCCATCTTGTCGCCGAAAGCCTTGGCGACGACGGCCTTCTTGATGTCTAGGGCGGAATCGGTCGTCTTCACCTCGCAGCCATGTTTCTTGGCCGTTTCGACGAGAGCGAGCTTCTCGTCAGCAAGACGGGCGATTTCGGCCTCGTCCTTCCGGGATTCCTTGAGGGTCTTGACTTCGGCCTGGGCCGCGTCACGTTCTGCCGTCACCTTGTCGAGTTCGGCCTTGTGGGCGGCTTCGGAATCGGCGAGCTGCTTTTCCAGCCCGGCGACCTTCGCGGCCACGGCCTCGTCGCATTCGTAAACGGCACCGTCAATGATGATTTTCTTCATTGCGCTGTCCTTTGCAGGTTCCTTACCTGCGGTTTTGTCGTTGAAAAATCTTTCGCCGTCGGCGGAGTCGCCGATGCTGAAATTCACGTTGTCGCCAGCACGACCGGCATAGACAAGTGCGACATGGTTGTACTGGATGCCCTTCATGACCTCGTCGTACTGGGTACCCCTCCAATTGCCGGGTTCATTCAGGAGGTCCGCGACATCGTAGCCCATGCTAACGGCCTTGACCTCGCCACGCTCGATGGCGTCGAGAGCCTTCCGGTCGGTCACGGTGATGGTGAGCCACAAATCCAGACCGTCGAACTCTGCATCGTTTCCCGTGAAGCCCACCTGGTACTTCTTGATGTTGTCGGGAGAGATGTTCTCGCCTGGATGGCGAAGGGTCAGGGGCTTGGAGTTCGCGGAAGCCACGCTTTCGGGCTTGCCCACCTCGTCACGGGGGCGGAGTCGTCGCACCAGGCCGTTTTCGGTCCTGTAGGGGAACACTCCGGCGCAAGTGACGCGGATACGCCCCGTCAAATACCCTTCCGGGGTCCTGTGGAGCTTCTGAGGCTCGAAATCGGAATAGTCACGCAGTCCAAATGCCATACCCCAAAATTAGCCACGGAAACGCCCTTCCGAGCCACTTTTCCCAAACACCCAAACAAACACCCACAAACACCGAAAAACACGCTTGAAGCGCGGTTCTGCGCAAAAGAAAAGTGGTGCCAGCTAAAAAGCCAGCACCTATGAAACAGAAAAGCCCTGCAATGACGCAGGACCTTATCAAAGTTTGGTGAAGTCCGCTCTAGTATGCGTAGGTGAAGTTTCCTGCAAGTTCAGGCTTGAACACGGCCCTCATGCTCTCGATGAACAGTGCCGTCTTGATGCTGAACATCCTCAACCCCTCCTGCACCCTGTTCCTCTTCGCCACCTCAGGCGGGAGAGACTGCTTTTTCTTCGGACCCACATAAAAAACTTTAGGGGCAGACCCTACGGCCCGCCCCTTCTTGGGAGATGCTTTCTTTTCCTTTTTCGCCTTATGCGTTCCGGCCTTTGGCGGTTCCGCCTTGATTTCCGCTACCGGATGCTCGCAGGCGTCCGGCACGAAGCTGTAGCAGAAGTAAGTCCTGTCTCCCGATTCCTCGATGAGCAGCCCCCAGCACTGCCCCTGTTCCAGGTTGCGCTCAGGGTAGCACTGGATGGCGGATTCCGCATTTTCAACGTTCCTGAGCTTGTCTGTCACGCATTCCAGGTTGTCGATGCTCCTGACGATGTTCGCCAGTTTCTTACCCCTCACGTATCCGTCAACGATCCTGCAACCGTCCACGTCCCTCACGCCCAGCTTGAAGACCTTTCCTATTCTTTCGTTCATTGTGTCACCTCTTTCGCTTGCAGTGGCAACATCGCCGCCGCTCGTTAATAAATATAACTAACTAAATCAGATAAAGCAATAGCTTAAAACAAAAAAAGACCTTACTTTTTTCTTATCCGAAAAAAATGTCGCAAGACCCCTCAGACTCATACTGTTCCATAAAGGATAGTATTGTAAACATGAGTTGAGTATGAGGGTTATTTATATATAATTCTCTTATTCTTTATGAGTTATGAGTTATATATAAGGTTTGTATCGGTTTTGATTCAAATTGTACTTAAATATATACAAATTGTATTATTTCAATCTTTGCACAATGAATTCCGCTATTTTTTCGCAATCGGCATCAGATATAGTATTTTTCACTTCTATTCCAAAAAGTTCTTCTGCAGTCATTCCGTTTTCGAATAGTTTTTTCATCGTCTCGTAAGACGGCGCAACAGAACCGTTCGCAAGAAGAGTGACCATTGATCTTGATAATTTCAGTCTTTTCGACAATGTAGACTTTGACAATCCGGTCCTTTCGAAAAAAGACGAAAAGTCCATAGAATTCTTCTTTTCCATCCCCTAAACCCGCAGCAAATCAGTCAAAGCTAATCGTACAGCTTCCTTGAAATCATGGTTGACCGGATTAGGAAGATTATCCTTTTGCGGAGATGGAGACAACTTTTCTTTTACCGTTTCACCGAACATTTCTTCGAGAGTCATTCCCAAATTTATGAGCTTCACCAACGTAGAATAGTTTGGAGTCGATTTTTTCGCACACCAGTTCCCTATTGTAGTAACCTCAAAACCGAGCTCTTTAGCCAATTCTTTTCGGTCCCACCCCTTCCTAATCAGGAATTTATTGCAGTCGAAAAAAGATTCTTCATTTTCCATGTAAAAAATATGACAATAAAAACAAAATTTTTCAACTTTTTTCAAATAATTTCAAAAATTTTGTTCATTTTAACAAAAAATTTGTTATATTCTAACAAAAAATTTGTTTAATCCCAAATTTTTTGGAGATGTATGAAAAGTACAACAATAGGATTGACGCGGAAAGCTCTTGAGCTTGTCAAGAAAGAATCTCAACGGCTGAAGGAAAATGGATTGGCTGCTTCTACAACATCCGTTGCGTCCGAAGCCATTATCAAGTTTTTCGGGAATGAAAAGAAATGAAGAAAGTCTGGTGGGCAAAAGTTTTCTTCGACGATTTCTGCGCCCACTACTTTGCGAAAACGGATGACGAAATCGTGAAAGACGTCAAGCAGTCTATCAAGTCACTTCTCGAAAAGGACGGCTCCGGAAACAGTTTCGGGGCGAAGATGGTCAATGAGGCGACAAAGCGTGTGAACGCACTCTCCGAAACAAGGAGAGATGCTATAAACAAAAGATGGCATCCAGAAGAAGGGCGGAAAATGTTCGGCCAAGCAGCAGGATTCCCGACAGCGAGAGACATCTACGATTTTGCCAGCGTGAACGGTTTGAGCGAAGGCGATGCGAGGGACTTCTACGAGATGACCTTCGTTGAGCGCGGTGGGAAAGACAGGTTCGGAAACAATATCGACAACTGGCAGGGAGCCTGCAAGCGGTTCTGTGAGAGCAGGGCCGGAAAGAGGAACGGAAACGATGGATGAAACGACTGAAAAGAAAAAGCGCAACAGGCTACCGAACACTACCAGGCTCATTGCCGATGAAGAGTACATCTGCCCGGCATTGGCTGCAAAGTTCATCGGGTGCAGCCGTTCTACGCTCCAACAGATGATTGAACGCTCCAGGCACGGGCTACTGAAACCACCCCTGGAATGGTACAGGGACAAGCCGAAATCACCCATCTGGTTCAGGAAGGCTTTCCTGGTCGAATGGGCAAGGAAACGCGGGGCGATGCACGTATGATTGACGTCGAAGAACTGAAACGAACCATCAACATCCGGGAGACCGTCAAGCTCTACTTCATCACAATAGGGCGATACCACGACTTCCTGCAGTCATACGCAATGGAAATCGACAAGGAGCGAAGGAACTGGAGCTGGAGAAACGACAGCCTGCACGCTTCCACTGCGGCACAGCACGAACCGATTATAGAGAGAATCTGCGGACAGTGGTTTGGTTTCAACCCAAACAACCCGATGCACCCGATGAGGAAATTCTTCAACGAGCACTACAGATAGGAGAACGCATGAGCAACGAAAAACTATTCCTGGTATTTGCGCACTGGGAACCGCTCGGCATCATGACCATGCTCGACGCATTCCGCTGGAGCTGGAGCCAGGGCGCAGGGCATCACGTGATTATCGAATTTACACCGGTTAACGAAAAGGAGAAGTCCAATGGCTGAAAGGACTTACAAGAGCCGAAAGTCAAACACGACCTACATCGTGACAGGCGAACCGTCCAGGGCGTTCCTTCAGGCGACAGGAGAAATGGCGACTAGCAACAAGGTAATCAAGCAGATGGAGGACATCCGCAGGGGCGCCTACGATTTCGCAACCGTCGACTGGATGGCAAGACAGCTTTCTAACACGTTCTAATTCAAATGGAGAAACGAATCATGGAACAGAAAACAAACACCGCCGTGGCGGTATCCACGGAACAGAACAGGGTCACTCAGAAGCTCCTGATGGATTACCTGAAACAGACCAACTCGAACCTGCTCCCCAACGAGCAGGCCCAGTTCATGGCGATTGCCGGAACATTCAACCTCAACCCGTGGAAGCGGGAAGTCTACGCCGTGGCGTACGGACAGGGAAACGGTCGCAAGCTCAGCATCATCGTCGGCTACGAAGTCTACCTGAGGCGTGCCGAGGAGTTCCCCCAGTACGACGGGTACGAGACAAAGTTCTTCGGCGAGGGGGCGAACATGGGGTGCACCTGCACCGTTCACCGCAAGGACAGGAACCACCCCATCGGATCCACGGTATTCCTCCGCGAGTACTCGCAGAACAACCAGATGTGGAACACCAAGCCGCACGTGATGCTCGAAAAGGTCGCCATCGCCACGGCAATGCGCAGGGCCTTCCCCAGCGAGTTCAACGGCATGCCGTACTCCAAGGACGAACTTCCCGACAACATGACCAATGGTTCTGAGGTGCTTGACCAGCAGGGCTATGTCGAGGTGGCCCCGGATTCGCAGGAAACGCCCACCGAAGCCACGAACGCAGAAGGGGGTACCAAGGCACACACACCGCTCTCCGACGCACGCAGGGCAAAGTTCTACGAGTTTGTGGCAAGGGAAAACAGGCGTGTGGGCAAGGCGGCGTTCGACGCACTCCTTGAAAAGTACGGCGGCCTCGAAAGGCTGGTGGCCGACAGCGACCTCAGCACGAAATTCGCCCACGAAATCAGCGTTGTTCCCGACTACACCGCGACGGAAGTCAACGACGAGGAGGTGCCGTTATAATGGAAGACCTGTTTGAACAGAAGGATGCCGGAGTGACCGAAACCGCTTTGCTTACCGTGCAGGAAAGTGACAAGGAATGGACGCTTGTCGGTAAAATCGACAACTGGGAAGACTTCTTCATGGACGAATGCAACTTCCTGCCCGTGCTCAACTTTGCCAAGGAAAGGGCCAGGAACCTCGTCGCGGACCCCACCACCAAGGACGGCCAGATTACCAGGAAGGCGCTCGCGAAGCGCATCGGGCAGGTAGAAAAGGCCATCGCCGAGCGTGGACTGGAAGTGGCCAGAATCCTCAAGGAAAAACCAAAGAAAATCGATGCCGTCAGAAAAAGGGTGAAGGACTCGCTCACGGCGTACAAGGAAGAAGTACTCGCCCCGCTGAAGGAAATCGAGGCACGGCAGGCAGAAATCGTCGAAATCGACAATCTCCCCGCCCAGGGCATCGGTTGTGACAGCGAAGGTCTGAAACAGCTGCTCGAACAGATTGAATCCATGGCCAAGACACCGGAATACTGGAAAGAATCGGCAGCTGATGCAGAAAGTTCCGTAAGGGAAGCGAAACGGCAGCTCACCGACATGCTTGCAAGCGCAGAAAAGGCGGAGGCCGAAAAACGCGAGCTTGAAGAGCTGAGGGCGCAGAAAGAGGCCATGGAAAGGGCTGCAAGGGAAAAGGCAGAGGCCGAACTGAAAAAGGCCCAGGAAGAGGCGGCGAAAGCCAAGGCAGAGGCGGAACGCATCGCCAACGAAAAGGCGGAAGCCGAACGCAAGGCCAAGGAAGCCGAGGAAGCCGCAAGGCAGGCTGAAATCGCCAAGGCCGAGGCGGAACGGAAGGCTACAGAAGCCATGGCGAAACTCCCCGAAGAGGAAAGGGCTAAAGTAGACTCCCCATACGTTGAACCATTGTGGCCCGAGGACGAAAGGGAACGCAAACGCAAGGTCAACCGCGAGGCGCTCGCCAGGATGGTAGAACTTACAGGCGGTGACGAGACGATGGCGAAGGCTATCATCACGGCAATCGCAAGGAACGAGGTTCCCCATGTGAAGATGATGTACCTCTAGCCGGAAAATCCGGCACCACTCCTGCCGACTACGTGCGATGTTGCACACTTTGTTTCGGTGGTGGCAGGAGTGGTGATGGTTTTTAGCTCAACGGTAGAGCAGCGACGTAGTAAGCCGCAGATTCGGGTTCGACTCCCGAAAAACCGCTAGCCCGATGGGTGCAAGTTTACACACACGCCTATAAGTTCCGCACCCGGAGGGCGACAATTTTGCACGATGGCGGCATGAACAAACAACGAACAAACAAACTTTCAAACTTTCTTCTAAGGTCTGGTCGTTGCAATAAATTACACAAAACCGCCGCCGGAGTGCAAAAATCTTGAAAATCGCGTCGCCTATAACTGGACTTTAGGGACGCATCCACTAGGCAGGACATAACTGCCCAGCGGACCGGTGGCGAGGCGGCTTAAGTTGACTCCATTTTACTTTACCGCTTAGCCTTTCAGGCGGCATACAAGCAACGGATAGCTAGAGCCGATGAAGAAAGAGGTGACGCCACCGGATAGAAATTTTTTTGACCTGGAGAAACAAATGAAACCGACTAAAGAACAGATTGAAGCGTACAACGCCATGGCGAAGCAATCGCCGCAAACAATGGAATCCATCATCAGGGCGAACCTTGAAGAAAGTTGCCAGAAGTTCAAGGGGAACGAGGACAAGTTCGACCGTTGCATTCAACACCTCCGTGACTCAGTGCTCGAAATGCTCGGCGGTAGAAAAGCCGCCAAGAACAATCAGCTGTCAGGACCCATTCCCGCAGAAACATGCTTCCGAATCTGCCAAGATTATTTCAATGACGAGGTATGGAAGGCCGAGGACGAGGAAGAAGCCAAGAAGAAAGCCGAACAGGAAGAAAAGAAACGCAAGGAAAGCGAGAAACGGTCCAAGGCTGCGCATGGTAAGAAGTATCCGAAAACAGTTTCCATTTCTGCTTCCGTCGATGACGTTGAATCTGAATGTGATAACGAAGAAGATGAAGATGTAGTCGACAAGGATCTTGAAGACCGCAACGACCTCAAGGCAGAGTCCAAAACCTGCGAAGGTCAGCTTGACATGTTCGCAATGCTGGGGGTGTAGATGTACCGCTGTATATTTGAAGAACGGATTGAACTGGAGCAAGGCAAGCTGGTGCGCATCACTAACGCAAGATGGAATGGGAAGCGTTACGGCAGCGGCAACATGGATGTATTCAAGCTCTACGAAGACGGACGCAAGTGCTGCCGAAACCTTTGTTTTTGCTACTTAGGCGGCTACATGCTGGATGACATCGTGGATCCAGACGAAGTATGGTGCGAACCGCGTATTGAATGCAAGAGCTTAGTAGAAGGATTCAGAGACATTATTGACGATGAAGAAGTCCTGCTTATAAAGGACAAGTACCCCGGTTTCAGGTGGATGCTTGATAAGTGCAGAAACTATTGTGGCAGCATCGCTTTCATTTGGGAAGCCCTTGCAGCATGGAAACTTTGGCCCGAATGTGAAAGACTTGTAAACGGCGGATTCTACAAACTCGCCCTGAGCAGCGGTTTCGCCAAGTTGCCGTACCTGCAACAGCAAAAAATTGCAGAATGGCTAAAGCGCAACCCAAGAAGCGACTACGGCCTCAGAAAAATACAGACGATGATGTCAAAGAATCTTACTTCTGAAGAATACGATTTGATGAAGCGTAGGGTGTCTTTGGACTGCATCAAGTATTTTGGAACCCAGGTAAAGAAAGGTCTGTTTGAAACTCTCCTAATAACAAGTTGTATCTACGACGATTACATCAGAATGGCCAAAAGCCTGAACCATGACACGGAAAGCGATTACTGGAAATTTCCGAACGACCTTGTAAAGGCTCACGAAAAGGTCCTTGACGAAAATGCTCGCAAGGAAACGGCACGTCAAAAGGAGAAAATGACCCGGTATCGCAGAGCCGTCGAAAGATTCCTGCCCAAAAAATATGATTACGAAGGATTGACCGTCTATGTTCCGGAAAATTACGAAACAATCGACGCTCACGCGAGAGCCCTCCACCAGTGCCTCACATACGCAGACTACATCGGCAAAGTCTCGGACGGTAAATGCCTGCTTGTATTCATCAAGTGCGGCGATACGCCAAAGGCTACCGCCGAAATCCTTCCGGACGGAAAAGTCGGACAGTTCTACGGCGACGAAAAAGACCGTGATAATTGCCAGCCTGGCGAGAAAGAAATGAAAGCGCTTGATTTTTGGATGAAAAGGTTCAAGCCGAAAATCCGAAAGGTGAAGGAGGCTGCATAATGAAGAAGATTCTTGATATGGATGATACAGATGTATCGTATGTGGGAGGCGCCGAAACCATTATAGATGTCGACGCTACTGACACGGATCACAGCCGATACCACTACAACCCGGATTCGAACAGAAAGTATTACTTCCGGTACGGAATTGTTCTTCGGGTAGCTAAGTACAAAGGGAAACTTTTCTTCGGAATAGCAACTTACAGCGGTGAAAGTTTTTGTTCGCAACACGTCTCCGTAGACAAAGATTTCGACCTTGAAAAAAGGTTCTTGGAACTGGGCATGGAACCCCCAGAATGGACTTACCGAACAAGCGAGAGTATTGACATAGCCAAAGGAAAGGACGCCATTATCGACTTCGCTCGGGAATTTGTCAAGCGCAAAAAGGTAAAAGACGATAATGTAGATGCCTATGTTGAAAAGGTTGTCGCCAAGTTCAAGGAGATGCTGTAATGATGACTTACGTATGCGACAAGTGCCTTACAAACCGAAGTGACGAAGGCGACGTATATCACCTTACGGTTACAAAGATTGAGAATCGCAAGAATTTGACTAGCAAGATTATCATGGAAATTGACATCTGCGCTACGTGCTTAACGAAGATGATGGGAGAAAAGAAATGATTAAGACGCTCTCAAACATATTCATTTGGGGCGTCGCAATCGCTTTCACGATTGCCGCGTTCTGCACCTTCGCTGCGTGGGTGGTAGGAATGACGATTTGTCTTATGAGACTAATCAATGGCTGAACCGAACGCAAGGAGAAACGAGAAAATGGAAATGAACAAAAAGAACGAACAGAAAATTGAACAGAAGCGCTGCCTGAACTGCATGCATGAGGGTAAGATCTGCATGCGCCAGGGATGGGGTGGAGACGAATACTGGAGCGAGTGCAAGCAAGGCATGCCCGAGCGCGACCGCCGCAGCTTCGGATGCGAAAAATGGGAGGCAAAATGACACAGGAAGAACTTGACAAAATCATCGAACTGCACCAGCACTGGCTCAAAAATGATTGCGAAGGCTGGGAAAATATGAAGGCCAACTTGCGCGGGGCCAACTTGTACGGTGCCGACTTGAGCGGGGCCAACTTGAGCGAGGCCAACTTGAGCGATGCCAACTTGTACGAGGCCAACTTGAGCGATGCCAACTTGAGCGGGGCCAACTTGCGCGGGGCCAACTTGTACGGTGCCGACTTGAGCGGGGCCAACTTGAGCGAAGCCAACTTGAGCGGGGCCAACTTGTACGGTGCCGACTTGAGCGGGGCCAACTTGAGCGAGGCCAACTTGAGCGATGCCAACTTGTACGAGGCCAACTTGAGCGATGCCAACTTGAGCGGGGCCGACAGATTCCGTCTTGGCAAGGTGGTGGATGGGACGCTCACGGGCTACAAGAAAACGAAGGAAGGCGTGGTCATCACTGCAGAAATTCCCGCGGGTGCTATCGTATTTTGCATCAACGGCAGCAAGTGCCGCACCAACCGGGCCAAGATTACTGATATGGCAGGCCATGATGTACTGCACTCGCAGTATGACAACAGTTTCGAATACCGCCTCGGGCAGGAAATCAATATCAAGGACTTCAACCTTATGTACAACGTAGAATGCGCGAGCGGGTTCCACTTCTTTAAGATGAGGAAGGAAGCGGAGGAGTACAGATGACCTTTGATTTAGTATGCGACTACTGTCACTGCTCGGAACAGAAAGACCTGTACATGATTACGCTTACGGGCATAAAGAACACTAAGAACACCTGTTCCAAAATAATTTATCCAAAATGTGCCTACCACATCCAGACTCTCTTGGGCGGAATCCTTGACAAACGTGACATAGACGATACGTTGAAAGGAATTGAAGGCGACATCCTGGAGGCCGACAAATGAGCACAGAATTGACAACACCAATCAAAATTGAAATACCAGGCATCGGCACGATAGAAAGTGCTGATTTGTACCTCAAGTCCGAAGCCGACAAGGTTATTGCGGAACTGGAGGAAAGCCACAAGAAGGAAGTCGAGCAGTTGCTGATTGAGACTAAACGGCTGGAGAATCTTTGTGCGAGTTACAGACACGATTGCGACAACTTGGCAATTAGAGAGGCTAACGCACTCAAAGAGATTGGACGTGATAATAGAGTCATCCGTCACCAAAAATACAAGCGGTGCCTGGCGATGGTGAGGAGGTGCGAGAACGAAGAAAAATATCTTGAAGCAATAGCACCTCTTTTTGATCCCGATAAAGAGTGCTGGGAATACAATTCGGACTATTGGTACAAATGGCGCGATCGTTGGCTGGAACTTGCCGAGAAATTCAAGGAGGCGAAGTGATTAAATGCGGTAGATGCAGAGCCGAAATCAATGGCAACAAGTGCAGTGCAATGACGCTAAACCCGCAGTACCCTCACGACGTATGGGATTACCGATGGATGCTCTTGTGCGAGCAGTGCAGTGCAGGGCTTGTGCAATGGCTTGCTAGTGGCGACCCGATACAAGCAAGAATTAACAAAGAGGAGGCGTGAGATGAATGCCCTGCTTAGATTTTTACGACTTCCTTTAATGGCTATAGGAATTGCCATAGAGTTAATGCTGATTCCGATTGTTTGGGCGGTAAGATTCGTAGAGGAACATACTGACAAGGAGGTGAAGTGATGTGCCAGTTTTGCAATTTCGGAATGCGTGGAAAATTCAAAGGTAGAACTCCAGACTTCCTAATCCTTCAGGACCGTTTTGCCGTCAAGATAGAGAAGGACGAACCGTATGTAGGTGACTACGGTCTGACCGTCAGCGACAATGAAGACGAATGCGAATTTACCGTAGCAATCAATTTCTGTCCGATGTGCGGGCGAAAACTGACGGAGGACAATTAATGGCAATAGAATTGCACCACCTACAACCCAGCCACGACAACGAACTGTCGATACTGAAAGCCCGCATAGCAGAGCTGGAATCACTGAACCACGACCTGTGCGAGCGCGTGACCGAGAACGAAAGGATGAATGTCCGAATCGCAGAGCTTGAAGAAGAACGCCGCTGGCGCAAGTTCCCCGACGAAAAGCCGAACTGGGGTGAAGAAGTAATTGTTACAGATGACGCAAGCAAACAGTTTATTGTCCGTTTTTCTTACGATATGAAATGGATTTCTTTTGGAAATATGCACACTTGCGAAAGTAAGTACGTAAAGTATTGGATGCCGCTGCCGTCGGCTCCGAAGGAGGATAAGTGATGGCTGAATTTAGCTGGCACACGGATGAAAAACCTCACATCAGCACTTATTTAAACGGGGCACCGAAGAAACGATATTTGGTCGTGGATGGCATCGCCGTCGTTGGACGTGCTGTAATGCACTACAAGCCAAACCGCAAAGGCGGTCACTGTCACAACCACATAAGGAACGCACGCAAGCGAATGCGGAAGTGCCACATCTGTGGTGAACCGATCGTGAATGGTTGCGAATATACGGACGGAATTAGCGAGTTCCAATGCAGGAGTTGCCGAACAGAAGAATGGCGAGAAGTGGCTTGCCTTGTAGGGTTGCCTTTTGGAGGTTGCTCCTTCAAGATAAAGAGGAAAAGGAAATGACAAAGGAAAAGGAGAACGATTATGAAAGTAATGACTGAATGCCCGTTGTGCAGGACAGCATCGCAGATTGAAGTCAATGAAAACGGCTACCGAGCCTGGAAAGGCGGTGTGCACATCCAGGATGCACTTCCTGAACTTACGGCATCTGACCGCGAAAAGCTGGTGAGCGGAATCTGCGAAAAATGCTGGGACAACTTCATGCCGGAGAATGACGAATGAAACGTCAAAAATGGCAGTTCATGCGTTGCAAGATGTTCGGACATTTTTGCGTCTGGGTTCCGTGCCGTCTAGCAACGAAAAGGAAAAAAGGCAAGGATGCCGACTACATTTCCCTGGATTTTAAGCAGAGCAGGAGCTACCGCAGATTTTTGCGTAGAAGGTACGAACGCGGATTCTTCACTTTTGCAAATCCGCTTTTTCGTTACTATGAAGTAGGCTGGGCAGAGATGCCCAAAGCGCCGAGGAAAAAGAAATGAGTGAATCCAAGTACCCACGTACCGCAGAAAACGCCACCGAACGCACTTCTGCGCAAAAGAACAACGACCCGAATAAAAAGCTGCTCGTATGCGTCGATGGGCGTGTTTTCGGCATAAACGACATTTTCAAGAAAGGACGCTGAGCATGGTCTACATCATATCCAGTTGCCGTAATTGCGGATACAGGAGCGCGGAGAACGAGAGCGAACTTGTTAAGCGTCCAAGGCACGTTTCAAGATGCCCGAACTGCGGAATCATATCCCTGGTGACATTCCGAAGAAGAATCTAGGCCTTCGAATACACTTCGGGAATGCTATTTCCCACGAATAAGCTGCGAATAAGAAAAATAACACGTCTTTTTTTATCCACAATATAAATAAATCTGATTTAATTAGTTATATTTATAATAAAGGAACAAATCACAAGGAGATGAAACGATGAAGTGGTTCAAGGTTCAACTGAAAGACAGGAACATCTACAGTACATGGATTTCTGCGGACGGCGAGACGCTTCCAGAAGGCCCACGTGCACAAATAACCGAACTCACGTGGAAAACTGAAAACCGGTTCCATGCCGATGTCTGGGAACGCATTGATTCCGAATTCAAGTACTGCAACATCTTCGACGGCATGAGCATGGCCCTTGACTGGGTGGCAGAAGTGTTCAAGAAAATCGAGGGAAAGTAGTATGTGGGCTATCAAGTACCGGATCAAGGGGCAGACGGCCATGTACGAGCGCAGGTATCCGCACAAGAAGCGTTGCGATGCCGAGTGGATGCTCCAACACGATTTCTACGGGTACAGGCTCCCGGTAACACCTGAGCACGGAACACTCAAAATCGAAGCCGTTACGGCAATGGAGGATTCGTAAGATGGACTTCAACGAATACACACCGAAATGCGGATGGCTTGCCTACAACAGGAGAAGGCGCTTCGCTAAAAAGGTAAAGACGGCGGCACTCGGCATCACGTTTGCCGCGCTTTATTTTATGGCCGCAGGGTTCTGCGGATACATTGAGCTTCACTAACACACTAACCGAAAGAGGTAAAACATGATTGACGAAAAAGAAAACAGCGAAAACTTCGACGTGCTGGCTGTCACCCAGGTGCAGGTGTACCCCTTCAATGAAGGCCCGAACCTCGGACACATCAAGGGCATGGCCCAGGTAATTCTCAACGACCAGCTCATTATCAGGGGTCTGCGCATCATGGACGGCGTAAACGGACTGTTCGTCGGCTACCCCGTGGACCCGTTCTTCAAGGGCGAGGATTTACGAACCTTGGCCCAGCCGGTCACCAGGGCACTCCGCGAGCACATCGAGAACTGCGTACTCGAAAAATACCAGGCCTGCATTGCCTAAAGGAGAAACAACATGCTCTATTTCGAACTGGCTATCAACAAGGAAATGTACACCGAAAAAGAGTTCTCTGAAAGGACCTCGATTGAGGTTCGTGGTCAGAACCTTCCCGACGTACTGGAAAAAGCGAAGAAGCTGTTTGATCCGAACACGGTAAATGACAGCGAGGATTACGTTGTTTTGTTTCTGCGTACTGTTGAGACTCACGACATCCTCAACCATTTCGAATGGCCAGAGATAAGACATCTTTTTGCGGCTTAGAACTTCTCGACAGCCTGAATAGGACAGGTGCAAACAACCAAGGCTAGAAAGTGCTCGCAGGGATTCACGCCCCTGCCTAGCCCTACACAACATCGAATCGAAAGGAGACGAAAAATGGAAAAAGGCCAATGGCTAAGAATCACCCACATGGACGGAGAACCGCAATACAGCGGAAAAATCGGCAAGGTTGAACACGTGGACGATGCAGGACATATTCACGGCACCTGGGGAGGGTGCGCAATTATCCCGAAGACGGATTCCTACGAGCTGCTCACCGACGAACAGGCTGAAGCTATTATCGCCGAGGAAAAACGCAAGGCAGACGAGTATGTTCCGCCATACGTCGAAAACGCCCGGAAGGTGGAAGTACCCTTCGTTGCGGTGAGGGCGTTGTCCAGGCTTGAACGCCTGAACGGAGTGCAGGCGAAACAGTACGAGTGCAAGGTTGTGCTTGACCTCAACGGGTGCTACGAAATGAACAAGAATATCGAGGCGGACGGATATAGGGGAAGAAAGTGGCTTGTATGCGGAGTACCGGACAATATGTGCGCACGAATCTATGACCGGATCAGGCGCAACATCGGACAGGATTGCTGTCCTAAGTGCCTAGTCACACCGTGCGACTTGCGGAAGAGCGAAGACGATTATCTTCCGGCGATTGACCAGGCGTGCGAACTCGCCATGAAGGTGGTGTAATGATGAAGACTACCGAAAACGGAAACATCGACATCCAAAAAGTCAAGGCGTTCCTTGACTGGATGCAGGAAGAACGCGACACGCTCCAAAGACAATTCTTGACTATGCAAGGTCTGAATGCTTATCTTCGAGAACTGATTGACAAGGACCGACGCAAACTGATTGAAGAGAACCTTTACCTGAGAAGGCTGGCCTGCCACGCCATGTGGAAGTACGCCTGTTCCGTTGAACTCTTCTACAGAAACATGTCGCTGGACGGCAAACGAGAAACCCTCGAATGCGGAGTGAAACGGAACGGAAAGACTAAGATGTTGAACGTCCGTTGCAAGAGCCACATGGAACGAGGAATCAGAATGAAGACAAGATTCAAGGAATCGTGGATAGAACTTAAAAACCGCCGATAACATTTTCCCTCTTTCATTTATCGGCGTTCCCCCGGTGCTCTACCACAGCACCGGGGGTTTTCCTATTTCAGCGCATTTGCAGCCTCGGTCAAGTCATCCTGGAGAAGGTGCGAGTACGTGTCTAGCGTTATCTGAACCTTTTCGTGCCTCATTAGCTGCTGGACCGCCTTTATATTCACTCCTGCACGAATCAAGTTTGAAGCGAAGCTATGGCGAAAACGGTGGTTCGTGCTTTCACCGCTGCTGGCTATCCCGCTGCTGGATACGGCATCCCGGATCACTGCGTTCGAACGGCTATACTTGAACTGGGGTTCATCGAACATTCCTTCATGCAGCTCACCGTACCGTTCGATTTCCTTCCGTAACCGTTCGGAAACTGGCAGAAACGCTTCCTTGTTCCCTTTCCCCACTACATGAAGTTTGCCGTCCTCGGTAAGCGAACATGGGCCAAAAGAGCACGCCTCGGCCTGCCTTAGTCCTGCAAAAGCCATGAGCGACCAGAAAAGCCTAAAACGCGGTGTAGGGGCAGCGTCAAGAATCCGTTCGATCTGCTCCACCGTCCAGAAGTCCTTTCTGCGCTTTTCAATCTTCGAAGCCTTGACTGCCAGGAACGGCGACCATCCGTCAAGCTCGTAAGTGTCGGAACACCACTTGCAGAACTGCTTCGACACCCTCAGTATTTCACGTGCCGTCTTCGAGGAGTACTCGCTGTTTATCGACAGGGCGAACCTTGAAGCCTTTTCGCGAGTAAGCTCCCTCAATGTCAGAACGCCATGTGACTCGCCCCACGCGGTCAGGTTCTTCATCTTTGTTGCGTAGGCCTTGAAAGTGAGCGAAACGGTCCCGTGCGACGACGAAACGAAATCAAGGAAGTGATTCACGGCATCGGACAGCTTGACATCCTTCTTTTCTTCCTGCATGGATTCTGGAAGGAACTTGAGGGCATTCTGACGGTTTAGCCACTCCTGGGCGTCGGCCTTCCTGGTCACTCCCAGCGACACGTACCTGATGATTCCGTTGCATGAAATACGTCCGTACCAGGTTGTATTCCCGCGACTTTTATACCTTTGGAGAATAGAGTATCGTTTCATGGTCAT